TCAATGTCTACAAATATAGCACCTGTAATAGTAGCTCCAGCATCTCTAATTGATGTTATATATTCTGCTGATTCACCTGCAAGTAAATCAGTAGCAGAACTAGTAGCAGAAAAACCACTAGAAGTGCCATTAGCGTTATCAACAATAGAACTTGGAAATCCATCACCTTTATTTGCTGCAAATATACCACCATTATTAGAAGTTGCAAAAGAGGGAAAATTAGCTTCTTCACTATTGTCATTAGTTCTACCAGCAAAAGCAGTAGTAGGCTCGTCTTCATTATAAGCTTTTATTACAGTACTTCTAACAGGCCTACTTGTAGTTAATGTTATAGCAACTACACCATCACTAAAGTTACCACTAGTATCTCTACTTCTAGCTAAGTAGGTAAACTCCCCAAAAGTATCAATAGGAATCGATTTACGAGCAGTACCAGCAGAAACAGTAACTAGATTATCTGCTACAACAAAGTTTTCTATATCAGCACTTTGAGTTCCTGCTAGACGTTTAATTACTACTTCTTTTAAGTCAATGTCTTTTAGTTCTCCATCATTAGTACGTGGATAAGACCATAATAAAGTAATCTGATCAGTTTGTTGACCACCAGTAAAATTAAATATATTTTCAGGTTTAGCTGTTTTACCAATAATAGATTTACTTAAAGAGGCAGTTATACCTCTTAAATCTTTATTTAAGGGTACGACTCTAAATAATACATTTCTAGTATCACTAGTAATACCTCTATTAATACCATTAACAGTAAATCTTATTTTACCATCATCATCTACTCCCGTAGCAGGAACTTTAACAGTATTAAAAGAAGTTAAATCAGTACCACCATCATCTACACCTACATCATCTACAGAATCTAGTTTATAAGATATTTCATAGTCAGTTACTTCTTGACCTTCAATATGATCAAATTGTACAGTTACTCGAACAGCAACACCACCAGTTTGTTCACGATATAAAGATTCTACAATACTAGCATTTACTACTTTTTGTATAGGAATAGGTTGGACATTTATAGATTTAGTATTAAAAGCACTGAGTCTGCCTCCTCTACTTTTATTTCTTGCACGAATAGTTGTAGTACCTTGTAATAAGTTTGGTATAATCTTATCTTTAGTTAGAAATATAGCTTCAAAGTCAGAACCAGTTTCTAAATGATATATTCTACTATTAGCTAAAGTAAATCTTCCAGGATATACAGCAGTATCATATTCAAAAGTACCTGAGCCATCTGCAGCATTACCTATCTTACCTACAGGATCAAGACTAACATTAGTAAAGTTTAAACCACCTATATTAGCTACAGGAGTCGTACTAGTATGTACTCTGTATATATAATTAGCTGTTAATGCTGCATTATATTTAGGAGAAAGAGGATCAAAACTAGTAGTAGCTATGCTAAATACATTGGCATGAGAAACTTGTACATTATCTCCTATTTCAAAAATAGGTACACTGTAATAATCTACTTCTGCTCTAAAAGATGTCTCAGTAGCAGTACTTGTATATACTATATTTGCATTATTTAAGGCAACTGTATCATTTTTATTAAGTACAAACTGCCCAGAAGTTCTCTCAGTTCCGTCTACAAAAAGCCTAACAAAAGCTGCATCTCTAGGACTCACAGGTAATTCAATAGTAGTAGTATCATTACCATTTATTTCACCACTTTTTATATAAGTATGCTCTGATCCTCTTACGTAAAAACTATTATTAGAATAATGCCTAGAATCTACAAGTTGGTTTAGAGTTACATAAAAAGGAGCTGAAGGTATTTTATTAACTAATGTTACATCCTCAGTTCTTTTATTTTGTATTTTTACTTTATCTGTAGCAAGAGTAAATCCTGTAATTGGTTGACTAAGATCTGTTACAGTACCTGCAAATCCAACAAAGTTTAGTAATCCTTGCTGTTGACTTTTTTCATTTATAGGAATAGTAATATGGTCTGTACCTTTTAATGCTCCAAAAACAGCAGCATCATTAGCATCTAAGATACTACATTGAAAGTTTTCATCAAATACTTGTCCAAAACCTTCTAAAGTAAATTCTATATTACCATCTGAAGTACCACCAGAAGTATCTACAACATTAACAGCAGTACATAGTAACCTAGCTTCACCTACTGGACTACTGAATCCACTTTTACCTGCTAAAGTTACAGGATTTATATCTCCTACAAATACATTAGCTTGCTCAATATGTACTACTTGTCCACTTATTCCTGAAAGATTTGCGTTAGCTACTAAAGATTCTCCCAAAGGTTTAGACATTTCATATTCAGTAATATAAGTGAGACCAAAACCATCTTGATCTGTTGAAGTTTTTAGTACCCCATCAACAATTACTGATCCATCTAGAGTTCTTCTAGGACTCTTAGAAAAACTAAAATTAGGTACAGGAGGCACAGATAAAGAAGACTGTATATCCGTATAAGCAGTAGGTTTATAATCAATAAACTTATCAGAATCTACATACACATTAGAAATATACTCAGTAGCAGAAATTTTAATTTTATTATCTTGTAATTCCCTATCTAAATTTGTTACTTTAAATAGTTTATCACTCTTTGCACGATAAATATCGCCTTCTGCTTCTATCTCACCAAAAGTCCATAAATCACCTTTTGAAGGAGCTGAATTAGAAGTAAATGCAGTATATGCATCCCAGACTCTAGTAATTGGATTATATCTTTTTATAGGATTTAATATACCTTGATCAACACCACTAGTTACAGCATCTGTAGTAGATAATGCAAATTTAGTATTAGATAGTATATAAGTATCTATTCTATCTGAAGCTAATTTTACAACTCTAAGTACTAAAGGTCCAGTATTAGAATTAAAGTTTACAGCACCCAGAGAAGGTACAGTAAAATGTTCAATAAATACATTAGTGTTACTTGATTGAACAGGAGAGTCTGCTCTAATTTTGCCACCATAACCATATGCTACACCACTTGACTGCTGTGATACAGCAATAACATCTCCTGGTACTAACTGTAAAGCATCCGTACTAGTATTAAAAGTAGTAGTTCTACGTAAGTATCTAGAAGAAGCTATTTGATACTGTGCATACCTAAGTGCTTGTCCACGCCTAGTAATACCTGGTATGTCTAATGATTCTATATTTTCTATCTCAGTTTTACTGATACCATCATTACTACCTAATTGATCTATACGTACAGTTTCACGTTTATAGTGATTACCAGGATCAATATAACTAACATCAACTCCTGTTAGCACTTCACTTTCTTTATTCCCTGAAATAATGAAACTGCCATCTTCTATATTTGTTTCATTAAATACCATAACAGGGGTTTCATCAGGTAAGTCACAAGCTAAAGTAATTTGACCATGTGCATAAATTATAGCCCCTCTAAAACTAGAAGCTAGAGCATTAAGAGTATCAAAAGCAGCTTTTTGATCAGCAATGACAGTATTTAGCGTAAATCTTCTTTCTCTAATCTTTGTACCCTGCGCTATACCTAATTGATTCTCTCTTGTACTTGTAAAAGTATTTCTAGGTTTACTTCTAAAAGTACCATCAGCTATACCGTCTACCCCAACAAAATTACCAGTAGCATAATCACAGGCATCACAGAACTGTGCTATTTGATAAAATCTATACTTATCAATAGTAGTATCAGGTATACCTAGACCATAAGTTTTATTAGTTAATATATCAAATATAATCCATACAGGATTCTGAGACCAAGAATATACAAAAGTACCATCCCAAGTTCCTCTATAAATATTGATAGTAGCACTAGTTTGAACAACAGCACCAGATTGTTGTAAAAAATAACCAGCAGTTGCAGGACTATTAGCACCTGTAGTAGGGCATTCTATCATTCTCCAATCTATCTCTCCACTAGCTAAAGTAGGTTGATTATAGTTTGAAGGAACTTTATGTACTAGTCCTTTTACTAAGCTAGTAAAAGTAGGAATACCATTATGTTCATCAGTAGCTTTTAATGCAAATCCAATATGAGCAGTTCTAGGATAAGCTTGAGGAGAGTTTTCAATCTCATTCCATGCAAGTAATTTTACATCATCAGTCACACCTGAACTAGTAGAGTCAGATGAGGTTTTTCTTACTGAAAATCTATAACCATTGGTATTCTTACTAGCTTCTGGTATTTGAACTTTTATAGTAAATTTATAAGCAACAGTTGTTTTTCCTCCTACACTACGAGATGCAGTAGTAATTATAGTAGAACCTGTATGATCAAATATATCAATAGCTACAGATAAACTGTGACTTAATATATCACCTTTGTCAGTAATTTTTTGTAAAGATCCTATCTGAAACAGAAAATCTAACGCATCCCAGTCTTTAGAAGATGTTTCTTGTAGGGTAACTCCAGATGCAGGTATACCTGAACTACCGCTTTTTAAACTAACAGGAGATGCAAAGTTTTGAGGAGTAGTGGTAGTTTCTCCAAATACATCTAATCTATTTTGTACAGTAGTACCTGTGGTAGATAAGGTTTTAAATTTCTGTTGATTCTCAAGACCGTCACCATCTAAATTTACTAGATCATCAATAGAACCATCGCCTAACTCAATATCTTGAGGGCCATTAGGATTTATTCTATATACCGGCCCTTCTCCTAAACCTACTACTACAAAAAGAATATCAGTAGAAAATAGACTTTGAGGATGTTCTACTGGAGTATGAGGCTCGCTTTGTGAACCACCTTTACCGCCGCCTTTTGCACCTTTAATTTGTGGCACAAAACTACCACCATAATCTACAAAATGTTTATACGCCATCAAACTGACCCCCCACACTAATTGGATCGCCACTACCATGAGAAATAGAACTTATATATCCACTTAAAAATTGACCACTTACTCTGTGTTCTCCATATATTAACGCTATAGGAGTACCGCTAGAAGAACTATTAGTTAAACTACCAAACATACCATTATCTCTAACGCTAGATTCAGTTGTTTTTTGTTGTTGTTTTGCGGCAGGAGATTTTTGAAACATTCTACCAATAATAGACATACCAATATTTAAACCTATTCTTCCTAACCAACCCATAGCACCGCCACCGCCACCTAATAGAGTACTAAAAAATCCGCCGCCGCCAGCTGCTGCTCCTGCTCCTGCACCCGCTCCGGCTCCTCCTGCTGCCCCAAGTGCTGCAAATCCAGCACCACCAGTAGCCATACCAAAAGCCACAATAGCAAATACAGCAAACATCTTACTAGCTTTACCGCCTGCTCCTGAAATAGTAGGAACTAAATGTACTGTCTCACCATCTTTAAAATGTTTAATTAATAACATGTCAGCAGTAATTTGGTTTAAGTTTTCATCAAGTATAGAAAATGATTCATTTGCTTCATCAGAACTTACTTCTATCATGTACTTAGCAAACTTAGGATGTACACCTTTAAGATAGGATAAAACATCTGAAGCTATATTAGCATCAAAAGAATATACTTTTTCATCAAAGAGTTTGTTATATGCTGAATGTATTTTAAGATTAATTAACAAGATGTTCTTCCTTAAACTCATCAAAAATGAGTGCGTCTACATTGTGGTCTAACCAGTATATATAAAACTTATTATCAAAGCCTACTAAGAATCTATATTCCTGAAAAGCAGCACTAACTTTATCTTCTTTACTAGGAATAGGGTTTTCATCGCCAGGATGGGAGTGAAAAATACCCCATATATTTTCATCATGCCTAACTAAGTCTGCAGGATCTAATATAAAACTATCTTTAGGGGCAGGAGATATATTTGTGCAAGGGATATAACTAAAATCTTTAGTAACAATACCAACACACTCTCTAGGAT